TTCTTCTTCTTCTTTAGTAGCATACTATCAATTTGTGAATCTACTTTCTCTTTAATAGTACCCCAAACTATATCTGCTACATCATTAGATGAATCTAATTGAGGTTGAAGAGGTAGTTCAGTATCAATCTGGTCATAAGTAAGGTCTACTCTACCATATTGATTCTGGTCTAATGGCTCTACTCTGAATGTAAATCCTAAATGTACGCTAACTTTTGACATATTTATTCTCTCCTGTATTTAATATAAAACCTATTATACTCTATCTATATCTGATTAGCAACTGTGAATATTTTACTAATTGGTATAAGAACTAAAGTACTTTGTTTATCATCCCCACCCATTTTAATCACAGCTTTTTCTTGGTCTAATAATTCATTAACCAATTTTCTTAAAGTAGCAACCTCAAACATCAACGTACAAAATTGTTGACCATTATAGTCAAGAATATGCATCCAATACTTAGATTCAGTAGTTCTAAGACCACTATCTTCATTCCTATACTTTATCTCTATAGCAATATTTCCTGTAGTGAACCATGTATCACGCTCTGTTTTTACTTCAATTTTCTCATTTAGGAAAATATCAGCAACTTTCTGCTCCCTAATTTCCCCAAATTCTAAATCATGCTTAAAATTTTTATTAAACTGTACCATCTTATAATTCATACTCCCATCTAATCTTAGCTGCTGTGGACTGTAAAGGAGTCCGTTTTCGTTTTGAAGTAGTCCAATCTAATAAAGGAGTCTGTTGAGGAGCCTGTGTCCAGTTAGATGCTTTATATATAGTTCCTAAATGGGCTTCTGTATCCTGATAGGAAATTAATCGTATCAACTCTGGAAATCGTTCCTTAATATCCTTTATCATAGTTGCTATAACAAAGGAGGCTGTATTTCTAGGACATACATCAGATAAAGCAAGTCTTCTTAACTCTAATAACTTATCCCCATCCTTGAATCTATTGGCTGCTACAGGTGAAGACCATATACCCACACCTATTATTGCTTGCTTATATTTGAATGCATAGCATATATAATGCTTATTTCTTACAACATTTGACCAATGGATGTCTGGTAGTTTGGAATGCCATAGTTCATTCAACATACAAGCGATTTGCGCTCGTGTTTGTTCAACTACTATATCTTTTACTGTTATGTCCGTGTTATCCCCCTTATTTTTCTTCAATGGATATACCCCCTTCTTAGGGGGGTATATCCATTGATTCTTTATTTATCTAAATATTCCAGATAATCATCCTCTTCCATATATTCTGTTGGAATAGTAAAATCCTTTTTTGATGCCCATGAAGGAGAACAAATTTCCATATCCACTACCAAAGGAATATCTAAACTATTTGTCTCCAATAAAGATTTTATAACAAATGGTATAGTATCCAATTCAGAGTTATGAATCTCGCAGATAATCTCATCATGAACTTGAAGTAGGATATTACTCTGCTTATCAGCAAGGTATTTATCTATCTCTATCATTCGCTCACTTAGAATATCAGCACTAGTTCCCTGTACTAGATAATTTACTGCTTTGTAAGCAACAGCTTTAGGCAATTTATATACACGCCCATACCTATTTTTTACAAAACCCCATTGTTCAATTTTTTTAGTAGCATCAGTAAAAAATTTCTTTGAACCTTTCATGGCACTAAAATACTGTCTTTTATAAGCCCCTGCTTCTGTAGGAGAAACTCCTAATTGTTCAGCAAGTTTTTTATTTCCAATACCATAAATAGTTCCAAATGTAATAGCTTTAGCCATTTGTCTAAACTCCTTAAAACGTTTATCATCTTCAGTTATACCGAAAGCTAATTTAGCTGCTTCAGTATGAAAATCTACATCCTGTTTCTTTAACATAGCTTCTGTAACCTCATTAAGAAAATAAGAAAGAAATACTCTAACTTCCATCTGAGAATAGTCAAAACTAATTAATTGATAATCAGGTCTAGATATAAATAGTCTTCTAATCGCTATTTGATTATCATCTGAATCGTCATATGATTCATCTCCTACAAAAGACCAAGTTTCCAAAACTTCTTTTGATATAGAATCAGGAATAGATATTCCTTTTGAAGCAAACAAACTTTTAATTTTAAGATACAGATTTTCAGCTTCTTCATCAGTTAAAGAAACTCCTTCCATCTTAAAATGATTTCTAGGTATATTCTGTAAATTAGGATTACGGCTAGATAATCTACCTGTAGATGTTCCCCAATTACAAAATACAGTCCTCATAATCTCAGAATTTAGGTAAGGTTTTATATAAGTAGAATTTAGTTTCCTTAAAGTTCTATACTGTCTGAGTAACCCTGCTATAGGATGATTAATATTAATCAAAGTAGCTTCATCCCAAGAATCAGCACCTGTAGCAGTCTTCGTTGGGGACTCTATTCCCATACTATTAAAAACCTTTCCTACTTGCTGATAACTTAAAATATTAAATTCTTTTTCTAAATCATGTTCAACAGAAGTAGAAGGAATATCAGCACGCCATTTTATACGACCTGACATATTTAATATTTGTTGCTCTACTTCATCAAGACGTTTCAATACTTTTTGTTGAGCCTCTTCTGCATACTGTTCATCTACAGCAATTCCTCTTCTTTCAGTATTAAATAAAACTTTTGTAAGGTCACATTGCATCTCATAAAGATTGGTTTGCTTAGATTTAATAATCTTTTTTAAACAATCATTATATAATCTAGTAGTTAACTCAACATCTTTCTCGCAATAAGGCCCTAAAAAAGTTGGTGGTGACAAAGAATAATCCTTATCCCACTTTTTCTTTCTTAATTCAAGTTTTGTGTCAATATCGTATTGTACTGCTCCAATACCATAATGCCTTGTTCCTACAGACGTTAAACTCATTTGTGTAAACATGGCTTCTGCTGTTTCTGCCGGTTCAATTAACCGAGCCATTACGATAACGTCAATTAGTTTTTTATCGGAAAAATCTACTCCTTCCTTCTCTAAAAAACGAAAATCGAATTTACAGTTAAAACCTATAAAAGTATCCACAGAATCATTGAGAAAAGCTACTACTTCTTTTAAATGCTCAATATCAAGATTCTCTCCTTGCTGATGCCTAAAAGGATAGTACTGAGTTAAAGTACCATGATGGTCTCCGACCCCCAAGCCACAAATTTGATTGTAGCTATAGGGGTCTTTGCCATTAGTTTCTACATCAACAACAAGAGTTTTCTTTGCATTATAAGAACTAATAACTTCCTTTAATCCTGCAAAATCAGAATCAAAAGTAGCCTTAGTTACTAGAGACACTTAGTAAGTAGTTTCCTCAGATGAGTGTCCATTAGCAGTATTATGAATCGTCATCATATCCATATCTTCTTCAGTCAGAGGTTTACCATACCTCTCTAAATTGTACTCTTTAATTGTCTGTAAATCAGATGCTTCTGCTTTTCTTGCTGCAGGAATCTTTTCTTTTTTAGTTGTAGCCATAATAGCATAAGAAGTATCTAGACCAATACCATTACGCTTAACTCTAATTACTCCTTTATTTAAACTACCCCAATCACCATAAATTTCTACTAGCTGATTCCAGACATAATCCCCTCTACCAAAAGCTAACTGAACTATTCTATAATCATCAATTACTTCTTTGAACATCTTTACTCCAGATGGAGTCTCTACTTCTTCCCACTCATCATTTCTTTTGTCCACATGGAAAATATAATGTGCATATACCCACAAACCAAATCTATGAGAAGCTCTAGTATCCTCTGGAACACCAGTTGCATCTACTGAAGAATCTTGTAATAGACTACGGAATCTATTACCTATTCTAAAGGTATACATCCATAATTCATCTACTAGCTTGTCATCGTCTGCTCCACTAGCAACTGATGTACAAAAAAGTTGTTCTCCATCCTTGAGCCAAACCTCTGTATGTTTTGTTTCTTCTGTCTTAGGATTTTTTAATTCATCCCTTCTCTGCTGAATCTTCATGATTCCACTCATATCTATATACTCCCTCGCCATAAGGCTTTATTTTTTATTACTTTCTTTAAAAGTTCTTTATTAGGTATTTCCTGTAAATCTTTATATATATCAGGTATGTTTATATAAGATAACATAAATAAACCTTCCATGTCAAGTGTTGCTCTATCAATTCCTCTTTGACCTGCTTCATCATTATCTAAACACAATACTACTTCACTAGGATATAAGGAACGTATTAAGCTTACTTGTGCTTTACTTATCCTTGCTCCTAATATAGCTACAGTGGGGTATCCATGATAATCCATCCACATGGCATCCAAAGCTCCCTCAACTATATATAATGTACCAACTGATTGAAGATGGTTTATACCATACAAAAGTTTACTTTTCTTCAATCCTTTAGAATACATATATTTTGGGGTAGCTTGAATTCTTCTAGTTATCCAACCTGAAGTAGTACCCTCTTTAGTTTTTATAGGAATTACTAAATCATTATAAGAATTAACCTTACAATCCCATTTATCTAAAATGCTTTTAGTAAAACCTCTTTTAAATATCCAATGATTAGAAGGAATGTCTACTAAATTATCCCCATAATCAATAATAGAATCACTATCTTCTTCTTCTACGGATGGTTTATCCTCAAAATCAGAAAAATCTATCTCCCATGTTTCATTAGTTTCTATCTCTTTCCAAGGTTTTCCTGAAAATTTTGAGATGAAATATTCTAGTTTGCCCCCTCCACATCCTGCATGACAATGCCACTCACCTCGTTCTACATTGATACTTAATGAAGGAGTATTGTCATGGTGAAAAGGACAAACTATATCAAATTGAATTTCATCTGAGATTTGGACTCCGTATTTGATTAATATAGAAGCCCAATCCATCATCGGTCTTTTTTATTCTTTCTTAAAAAGAGTACCACTTCATTCTCATATCCACGAGAATCTTTAGCAATTCCCTTTTTAATATCTCCAACAGTAATTTCTATAGGTTCTTTACCTAATCCTTTACTGGTCAAAGATTTTACTATTACTCCATCGTCATCTTCTGTAAACCAATCTAAAATGCCCATATCTACACTCCTATTAAAAAATTATGTACTCATTTGCATCCAATCATAATCTGGTAGTTCTTTTATATCCCCACAATCTAAATTCCAATCCATGACAGTAGTATCTTTTGCTAACTCACCATCACGATATTTTTGAAATTGTACCATGCGTTTTTTATCATCATTTTCTAAAGCACACATAGCCATAGCAACGTCAGCTGCTCTAATTAAAGCATCCCCAAAAGCTACTTGGTCAGCCCTTGGAGGAATAAACATATTAGATGCTTCTCTAGTAGCTTGAGTTGATACCATAATTGGAGTATCTGTAGCTGTAGCAAGATTCTTTAAACCATAGAAAAGCGCATGAGACTGTTCCCATACAGCTTGTCTTCTATCTCCAGTAGAAACTAGATATACCCCATCAATAACTACAAAATCAGGTTTATGTTTTCTTACAAGACTAGCAATAGCTTGAGTAGATATACCCATTTGTCCTGCTATATGGTCACAAACCAACAAAGATTTATTATTAGCATCCTGTAAAAACTTTGTATATTCTAATTCATCTATTTTATCTCCTCTACGAAGAGCTGAGTGAGATAATTTATAACCCATCATGTTACCTAATACTACATCTGTTCTCATGTTAATAGCTCTAGTAGGCATTTCGGTAGAAATCAATAAAGTTCTAAAACCTTTAGTGACAGCCGTAGCTGCTGCATGAACACACATCCATGTTTTACCTATAGTAGGTCTAGCAAACATAGCTATTAATTCCCCTTTCATCCAACCTACTCCAGTATCATTTATAGTTTTGAAACTGGTAGGTATTCCCATCATACCCTCGCCCATTTCTCGTATTTTAGTTCTCTGTTTCCATTCACTTAATCTATCTAAATTACCAGTATCATAACTTTGAACATCTTCATCATAAATAACTTCAATATCAGTTAGGTTTATCATGATATTAGATAAAGCTCTTTTAGGATTTTTATAAACTAAATCCATTTCATTTTTAACAGCTTTTATTACTTTTCTTTGTAATACATGGCTTTTAAATTCCTCTTTAGCATAATCAAAATTAACGGATTGGGCTTCTTTTGCTAACAAAGGAAACTCTTTAAACAGGTGTTCTGGAGAAGGAAATTCCCCATATTTTTCCCAAAACTTAACTACATATGCATAAGCAGAACCATGTGTAGCAAAATCTTTTTCTACATATTTAAAATCATTTAAATTAGCTTTTGAATCAAGACCAAAAATAATAGCCGATTCTACATAGTCATAATTATCTTTTCTTGACATTACGTCTCACTCTCCTTTTCTATACAAAACTCTGTTACTTTCATCGTGTACAAAGCATAATACACCAGACGTATCAGTCTTGTCAACTACCAGTTTTGCTTCGGAAAAAGAAGCATATTCACCAATTAATGATACGTCACCTGACGTACTATCCATAACAAGTACCTTAAACGTTTGTTTTGGGTTTGGTTTTTGTATTAGTTTTCCTCTTCTTCTTCGATTTATTTTTGGCATTAGCCCACTTCTTTAATTCATTTAAAATTTCAGTACGTTCTATGTTTTGAGACCCTCTAGGAAGCCATACAGAATCTAAAATTTCAAACTTTCTCCATAGTTTTTTAATTTCATTATCAGCAAATTGCTTAACTGCCCAATAAACTACAGGAGGATAGGGAGTTACATAATATTTTAACCCTGCTATAAAAAACCGTATAGTAACTGACCTATTATTCTGTTCTATACAATTTATTGTGGCACAAACTATCTGAGCTGCTCCATTTTCTTCTATAGCCTTTCTGATTAATTGCATTTCATCGTTAATAAAACCAACTCCTCTATAATCTATTCCATGTTTCTCTTTATACAACTTCATAAAAAAGGTGTATATGTCTCGTTGGTTGTAATCGGACAAAATTTTTGCAGTCATAATTGTATTTTTCCACGCAAAGACTGCCTAATTTTATAAGCAGACTCCCCCAAATCTTCAGTAATCTCTTCCATAGTAAGTCCATATAAACGCAAAGAAATAAAAGCCCTTTCTTTTGGCTCAAGCTTTTGTGAATCCAACCACGCATCCATCTCTACTTGTTCATAAGTAGCTGCCTCATCAGAAAACATATTTTCTATAATACCAGTATCAACCCATATTCTAAAAGGAGATAAAAATGGTAAATATCCGACTGGACTATTATCATCACCTAACTTTTCAAAAGACATGGCTGTAGGAGATTCCTTTGGAAGAAGTTCTTTACAAAGAACACATTTTTTAACTTGTTTGGTATTAGATTTTCCACAACTACTGCAAATTACTCTACTTTTGTTCTGCTTACTAATTAAAGTAATTATAGTATTAACCATAGTTCTATGTAGATAAGTATGAAATATAGTAGATGCATCACTTCTATAAGATTTAGCTGCTTTAATTATAGCTATTCGTAATTCTTGAGCTAAATCTTCTTTGGTCATGCCCGGAACAAACCATACCAAAAGCATTCTTTGAATTTTAGGTTCCCATTTTCGGATTAATTCTTCATTTATTTCCATAGAAGAATCCTGTTTTACCTAATTTTTTTAGAATTACAGCCGTACCAAACGACCAAAGTATTATTCCCCCCAATAAGATAAATATAGAAATCGTGGTATACCGAGCTAAAACAGCCCAAACCATATCTTCCATAATGTGTGCTACGGACAAAGATGCGAACAATGTCCAAAAACTCTTATCTAACCATTTCATAAAAAGTACCTGTACAAATTTTATATTAATATGAAAAAAGAATCAACTTCTTTTGTCTCTTTGTCCTCTACAATAACATTTCCAGCTACAATATATATTTTTATATTGTCCACTATTATATTTCTGTTTGATTTGCCCTCGTTTTCTATAGAAAGGAATTCTGCAAAAAGCACAATTAACTTTTATATTGTAATATGTATAAGAACATCTACCGGGACAAAGCTTTCTTTTTCTTGGAGTTACCTCACCACAAACTAAACAATATTTCACAGTCTTGGTTTTCGCTCCGACTGTAGGAATATTATTATTTTTTAATACTTTATGGATATATGGTTTAGAAACTTTAAAATAATCTGCTATACCTTGTAAAGTTTCATGAGGCTTTTCTTGTCTATATCCAATAATCTGTTCGATTTTTTCTCGATTCATATTTACGAATTAGTAAGGGCTGCAGTAGAAATAGATAAATCAACATCTACTAACATAATATATTTACCCCCAGCACCAGACCTATAAGCACATCTAGCTATAACTACATCCCTATTACCTTGTACATTTATATAATTAGCTCTTTTAACAGTTTTAAGTACATTTCCTGTACCCGGCCAATAAACCAGATATTCAAAAGTACTAGTCAAAGTTGTACCTGATTGACTGGTATTCCCATTTGCAGAAGAAATCATAGTAGATGCTGTAGTACCGGCATTTA